GTTTACAAAGTAAATGGCATTTAAACCACCTACTGAATCTTTACAAGGCTCAATTCTTCCTAATGATAAATCGCAGGCCATATGTTTTTATGTTTTATAGATTAATTAAAAAAGGGTAGGCAGGCTTTACGGCTTACCTACCCCTTTATTTTTATTTATGAATTAATTATGCAGGAGTGTAAAGAACGATGTCAGAACCGATTCCGTATTGTACACCAGCTGTCAGCCTCATTACGATTCTAACGTTCTGAGATCCGTCAATATCCGCCATATCAATAACTTTTACTTCGTTGTGGTCAGATAATAAACCTGTACCAAAGTATAAGTTAGATTTTTCAGCAGCTACGATGTAGTTGCTTCCAAGTCCGTTAGCAACAAAGATTTTAACTCCATCAAAAGATAAAGAACCATTGTTCCACCATTGAGTACCTTGTGCGTTTGTACCAGCAGCACCTAATCCAGAAGCTCCAAATCCACCTAATGCTCTAACGTAAGCTCTTGCTACGTTTTGAGATACATAAAGGTAAAGGTCTTCTTTTCCGTATAATGTTGCAGGAATAGCATCAACAACTTTACCTAACTCAGCGATTACGTTAGCAGCAGTAACAGTAGTTCCTACTACGTCAGTTACATCTCCGTCAGCAGTCATCAAAGTAACTAATCCGTCAAACTCACCAGCAGTAGCGTTAGTACCAGACCAGATGTTAGTTTCGTTCTTTTGTGCTACTTTAGCAGCAACGTGAGCGATTAAGAAATCAGCAAATGATGGAGGTAAGCTATCAAAAGCAGATACTCCCATTTGTACAGCCTCCCAGTCAGAACGGAAGTCTTTCTTACATAATTGTAAGTTAACTTGGAACTCCTCTGGTTGGATGATTCTTTCAGTTAATGTAACAGTTGATGTAGGATCAAAGTCACAAGTTGCGTTTTTAAGTACATCGTCAGTAGCAATCTTTTTGATTACTTCTTTGTACTTGATGTTTGGTTTTACTTCAATTCCACCATTTTCAATGGTAGAAGCAGATAATAATGCAGCAGAAATATATTTCCCAGCAAATTCACCAGCATAAGAAGTTGTGATAGATGTGTTAGTTGCCATTTTGTTTATTTAGAGATTTTAGATAATACTAAGTCAAATGTAGTAGCGGCTCTTTTTTGAGCATACAAGTTTAAATTTCTTGAACCAACCACTTCCTCTGGAGAGTGAGTTAATTCTTTTACTTCTTCTTGAGCAGATAACTCAGTAGCATCAGCTAACTCAGCAGGAGCATCTTTAGGCTCCTCCGTACTCATAGATTCCATAATTTGGTCATACATAGCTTTCATTTCAGCCATTGCTTGAGCCAACTCTTCTTTAGTAGCATACTTGTCTTCGCTTTCAACAACATCTTCTACGATGTCTTCTGCCGCACCTTCTGGCATATCTTCAGCTAAAACCTCTTGCTCCTGCTCGGATAAAACTACTTCTTCTTGAACCTCAATAGCTTCAGTAGCTACTTCTTCAGGCTTAGAAAGCAGAATCTCCTTGAATTTGTCAACGATTTCTTTTGCGTTCATATTAATTGGGTTATTTATTTACTAAATATGTTATGATAACTGAAATACAACGAACTGTTATATTTTTAACTATCCGTTGCTTCTTGTGATGACTCTTACTCCATCATCTTTTTTAGTTTCTTGCACTTCTACTTTTTCAATCAGAGGCTTTGGAGCCTCTTCTTTCTTTGCTTTACTCTTCTTACTTTTAAACATTATTCTGAGATTTTGGTTATACTTCCTATTCCTTGATTAATCATATTGCCTTTACAGCATTTAGTTGAGTAGGTTCCATTCTTACAAAGGCATCCTCTCTTGGATGACTTTGGACTCGTTCTACTTGGTGTTTCTTTCATCTTAGGCATAGCTTTGTGTTTTTTGTATAAAGTATATTATGTCCCATATTTTACAAGTACTACCATCGGCAGTAACTTTCCAACTTGAACCATTGTCAATAAAATCTTGGTCTACATAATATTGGAATACTCCGTGAAACTCGTGTGTTTCATTATTACCTTTTGGGAATAGAATATCAGTCTTTAATCTATCGTATGGAGTAGTGCCTGTGTTCTCCAAATTAAGGTGCATAAAAGCCTGTGATGCGTTTGAAGCTGAATAATTAAATATTACTGTCGTAATGTAAACATCGTTTGGTGTAGTAGCAATTAATTTACTTGTAGCGGTATTGTAATAATCTATCCCCTCTTGGCTTCTTATTGTATTAGCACCATTATTTGTTAGAGTAGTTTCAACTCCGCTTGATAGACTTAATTTGTTTTCAGATGTATATAATCCATCATCATACCTTGTCCAACCTAAACCACTACCTATTCCAGATTGTGGGTATATCTTTCTCCAAGCACCATTATAGACTTGCCATATACCACTTTCAGTAGTAACCATAGCTCCTTCTTCTATATTAAAAGTTAATCTTTTAGCATCAGTAGTTTGGTGTGCGTGTACTTTATATGATGTGTTATTACTCGTCATCTTCGTCTCTGTATATTGTTAAACATAAATCTACAAAAGGCAAATACAAAACGTGGTCGGTTGTATTTGTCTCATTATAATCGTAGCTTCTTATTCCAAATAATATTCCAGGGTAGAACCCTACACTAATTTCCCATCCGTTAATCATTATCCTTGTCCTTTATATAGTTTCTTATAATTCTTAGAAGACTTCAACTGAGAAGTCTTACTCTTAGCGTGAACACCTTTTCTATTTACAGATGGTTTTTCATAAACCGATACCGCAGATTGTTTTTTAGCCATCTATCTTTTTTAATTTAGATATAGCCCATTCAACTCCAGAAGTTCCGCCCCAAGCATCCCACATAATTCCTCCACAGCCTTCTGAGTAAGGAACATCTTTGTTTTGTTGGTGTCTCTTGAATGATGCCATTCTTGCTATTGTTGATCGGCTTAGTGGTTGTCTGTTCGCCAGTTGACTGGCTCTCCTCCAACCTACTGAAGTTCCGCAAGAAGTCCCATTCTCTTCCTTCCATTTTAAAGCTCTTTTAGCGTTGTTTGATGCACTTTCTGGGTAGTCAGCATATGATTCAAGTTCTTCTCCATAAGAAGATAACATAGCATCTTCTAAGTCATATAAAGTAGCTATAGCATCTAACTCATCTGACGAGAAATCCTCTTCTACAGATTCATTTGGGCCATCTAACTTATCAGCAAAGAATCCTTCTATAGAGAAGCCCTTAACCTTACCTTCTTTTACATAGTTATTCCAAATATCATCATTGTTTACTTTTACAGAAACCATCCAAGTTCCTTTAGGTAAGCTAAGACCATACTTCTTAGATTTATCCATATTAGAATCTTCTATAATCCAAGATTCTACTACAGATAGACCTTGCAAATCTACTTGATGCTCCAATGTTGAATTGTTTTGTTTACCTCTTGATAAAAACAACTCTGAAGCCTTCTTAACAGTATCTTCGCTAAAGAAAATGTTGTATTCTTCTTCTCCATTAGTTCTATATATTTGTTTGTTAGGTATAAGAGCAGGCCCCATAAGGATTCTCTTTTCAGCATCTACCTCAGCTAATTGGACTTCGTGCTTCTTTAAAGCAATGAAGTCCTCTTCTATAGCAGGATTCTCAACAACAGAGATAGCTTCTATTCCGCTAAACTCGTTCTCTTCGTCTATATAAAGTTCAATTGTTTTCATACTATGTTAACTAATTAGTTTCCTTTTTGTTTTAATTACCCTAAACTTGCAGAGCCTATAATGTTTCTATCCATCTCTTGAGCAGTAGATACATCTTTAGACACTACATAAGCTTTTACTGGCTGTTGGAATTGACCTTTAACAGCAGCGGCTAATTGATTACTTGGTGATTGCCCTACTATATTGAAGTCTGGTGGTTGAATTCCTCCGCCAGAACCTAAAGCAGATCCATTTCCTCCAGCACCAGCAGAATTAGCACTCCCTACAAATTGCTGTCTTGCTATAGTCGCTACGTTTAATAGACCAGATGCTATTACAGCAGCCATAGCTAAGCCTTTTGATATAGCTCCACCAGGTTGCTGTGCAAGAACAGAGTTTGCCGCAAGAAAAGTATCTATTGTTGCTTTAGCTATATTGGCAGCTTTTTGCATAATAAATCTTTTCTTTTCTATCTTTTCTTGCTTAACTCTTAAAGCTTCATCGTTTGCCGCTATCTGATTTTGAATATTCTTCCTCTCATCCTTAGATAAATTCTCATCATCTAATCTTTTTCTAAGTTCGTTGTTTAAAGCATTAGTTTTATTTTGCTCTATATCAAGTTGCCTTTGGAATTCAGAGTCTACAAAGTCAGTTATGTTACTTAGATTCTCTAATGCAAATTTTGCTATCTCAGCTTCTCTACTAAGTTTTAACTGTCTATATTCTTCCTCAAGTTGAGCTACTTTAAATAGATGATCTGCTTGTAATTTTGAACCATCATCAGCTATGGAAGCAAGTTTTTTCTGCAAGTCAAGTTCAACTTGAATATCGTCAAGACTTCTTTGTCTTTTAATTAAAGTTATCTGTCTTTCTATTTCAATAACCGCTTCAGCCTCTCCTCTTGCTATTTCAGCTCTCTTCCTTGCTAATAACTTGTAATCAGCTTCTACTTTAGCGTTTAAAGCTATTTTAACAGATGCAACTTGTTCTTCAGCTCTGATTACCTCTTCATTGAATTTTCTTTGAGCATCTAATTTTGATTTATCTGTTGCATTAGATTGTAAAAACTCCTCAAGCTTGAGCCTTCTTTTTTCTATATAGGTATTGTAAGTTATCTCAAGCTCTTTTATTGCATTTTGCTTAGCCCTTTCAATTCTCTCTTCTTCTGTAATTAAATCTGCCTTTAAAGATTCTTGCCTATATTTCTCTTCAAGCTTAGCTAAATCTAAAAATATTTGTTTAAATACTCTTTCTCTTGTTTTGGCACCAGATTTCTTATCCTTAAATAACTCGTCAACTAAATTTTCAGTTTTAAGCATTTCTGTTAACTTCTTAACAGTATCTTCTGATGTTTTTATAACGTTTTTTTGCTCATCTAAACCATAAACTTCTTTAAGGCCTTTAATTGTTTTAGAAGCTGATGCTATACCAACTACAGTTGCTTTTATTGTGTCCCAAGTTCCAAGAAATTCATCTGCATCTTTAGCAGAAGCTTCTGCTTGAGTAGCATATTCCTTCTCTATAAGCATAAGAATCGCTCTTGCCTTAGCCTCTCTGGCCATAGCCTCAATCTTAGCATCAATAGCTCTTGTAGAAGCTTCAGTAAGCTTTCCATTTTCATCAAGTACCAAATTTAAATCTTCGTACTCGCTGTTAGCTTTTTTAAGTGCTCTTTGTTTTTCATCAAGAGAAAGATTGTTGTCGTCAATAACATCTCTTAAAACTCTTAAGTTAGAGGCGGCTTTAGCTGAAGCTTTCTCTGCATCATACATAGCTTTTGTAGCTTCCCTCTGTGCTTTATCATAACCCTCCCATAAAGCTAATAATGTTTGGATTATAATTATAATACCTAAAGGCCCCATTAAAGCTGCTCCTAAAGCCTTAACTCCATTTATAACTCCTCCAGTAGTACTTATCAATGTAGCCATTAATGTACTCAACTGAGACAAGTTGTTTGCCATACCTTGTATTCCATAATTGGAATCAGATATAGTCCTACCAAGTTCAGTAACCGTAGCTCCTGCTAAACCAGTTTTATTTATATTCTTATCTAAACCAGTATTTAGTTTGTTTGTGGTATTTATTAAAGCTTTGGCGGCTGTTTCAGCCTTTACAAAACCTTTAGTTAAACCATCAATAGCAACCTTGCCACTTTCTGCGTCTATTTGAATCTTATAAGTTACTATATTATCCGCCATTTCCCTTGTATGTATTACGTTTTACGCTTGTTATTAGTTGCTTGAGGCTCTTAGGAGCCTCATATTTCCCTTTTGCTATGTCTATGTCCTCATCTCCAACATACCAGTCAGAAGTATTAAGCAAGTCTATTATATTCTTAATCATAGGTCTTCTATTAATTCTATTTCACTATTACCATTCATTAAGTTTGATGTCAATGAATTTATTTTAAAGCTCTTACCGTTTATAATAAACCTGTCGTTTAGTTTGTATTTAGATAAAACTTTAATTGGCAATAAAGCATTAACTTTAGTTATTCTGTTATATTGATTAAATACAGACTCTATATATGTCTTATAATAATTCTTAAATAACGACTCTTCATTGTACAATAAATTAAATTCGTCATTCTCTGTGTCAAAATTCAATGTTTGAGATTGATCTGAAGTAACATTGCTTGGCCTATTATAAGTAGCTAAACTTGAATTTGTAATTCCATCAGCACTCCTAAAATACATATTTTCATCAGGCACATCTTCGTTTACATTGAAAAATAAAAGGGTATTTCCCTTTATTTTTTCTTCATTATCACTAACAAAATAACCATAACAAGCTGGTGTTTGAGAGTCGTCAAAAGAATCAGTTAGTCTTTCATATATTACTTTTTCAAATGGTAGTTTTATTTTATAATTACTTCCGTCAATATATTCTCCATTTATAATAACATTGAATTCTTCGTAGCCAAACCTCTGTCCGTTTCTTTCCTCAAACTCAGCAGCAAGAAAAGTAACTGGATCAGCAAAATCAAATTCTATGTTTCCATAAAGAGGAACTCTTTCAACGGTAGATTCATCTACTTTAACATATTTAGATATATCGTGTTTAACAGCTGAATCAAATGTTCCATAATAATTATCCAAAGTGTCTACAACTATAGTGCCTGAGTCATTAACATAAGATGTTAGGTTAAACATCTTAAACAATCCTGTCAATAGGTCTATTACTTTTATATCTGGTGTTTGATTCTGAAATACAACATCACCAACCATATTTTGACCTAATGATTGATAAGTTTGTCCGTTAAAACATCTTGCATACTCGTTAGGCTGTATAAATATTGTTCTTATATACCATTCAGCATCATATAATAAGAACCCGCTACTTCCTTCTGTAGATATTTGAACCTGTATTTCGTATTCTCTACTTGGTTCTCCTTCGGCTGGAAGCATACCTATGCCTTGCTCAGATACTCCAGAAACATTTGTGACTTCTTTTAGTACGGTGTCAGAAACTAAATCTATTATCTTATAACTATACTCCGCACTTAAGTTTGCTGGAGTTATAGTTAAGTCAGCAATAATATGTATGCTATCATCAATGTTAGAGTTTGTAGTAGTGCAAGAGAAATAGTTGTCAGAAAATGTAATTCTATTCTCAAACACATCACACTCTGTGGTTGTATTGGTTAAAGACCAATTAGAAACATTCATTGTAGATAAACCTTCAGAGTAGCTTATTTGACCCGCTCCTCTGTGCATCCACATATATAAATCGTTAAATACTGAGCTTCCAAAGAAATCCCTTGAGAAAGTTAGTGGATAACTACTTTCTATTGCTTCTATAATTCTAATTAATCTTATTGCTGGCTTAAGATCTTGAGGTAGTATTCCTCCATTAACACCTGCACCTCCTATGTTTGCGTAATTATCTATAGGTGAATACAAAGGGTCTGAGTCAAATATAAATCTTCTTTGTGGGCTAATAAGCGGGTATATTACAGCAGCAGAATCTCCATTAAACTCTAATCCCGTCTGTAATCCTTGCAACACATTTTCATACGTCCACTCGTGACTATAATCTGATAAATCTAAGTTCATTATTTTATCATCTCCTAATATCCTTGAAAGAGACACTATAGAGCCAAAGAAAGTCAACTCATAAGAGTATGCTTTGTTATTCTTCATTTTAACCCTATTGAGTCTAATAGTTCCCTTTCTAAAAGGAGAGTGATTTATTTCAATGATTGCTTCGCTTCTAAACCTTGCGTCATAACCATTCTGTATAGCATTATTGTAGTAATGCTTAAATATCTTGTTATTAGTCTTTGATGCAGGTACGTTAAATGTTTGTGAGTAGTCTGTAAATATTTTAGAAATATCTCTGACTTCTTGTATAGATGAGGTTAACTGAATACTCTCATCATCAAACATCTCCACTCTCTGCCCACCTATATAGAGTTGTATAGTCTGCATCTATCTTATGTTGTTTATAGTTTCAAAAGCATAATCAAATTCAACCGTGAAGTTTATAAGCTTTTCATCTGTTGTTGTTTTGTATTTGAAAGACGTTGTTTTAGGAACTATAGGTGTAACCAATCCATTTTCGTGAATCCAAGCGGACTCTGTAAGCATTAGCTGTTGTATAACCTCGTTATAATCTTCAGTAACAAAACCAGTATTCATTATAAGATTTTTATTACCTATAACGTTATGAGGAAACATTGATGCTGTGTTGGTAGAATAAGTAACTCCAGCAGCACTTATGTTCAGTATATTCCTCTTATAAGAATCTTTGCTTACATCTAAGTTATCTATTCTTTTCTTATCAAACCAAATGTCTTGCACTACTCCAAACTTGTTAACAAACGAAACCTTATAAGGTTCATATTTAGAACAATCTATACATTTAACATATAGAGTCTTGTAAGATCCATCTGATAATAATATTCTTATTGTTCTCGTTCCAAATGGAACTTCTACATCTGTAGTAATCTCACTTGAAGATTCTTTAACGTATGTCATATCAGCCGTTAAGAAATCTCCATCAGCTTTATAGTCTATGTTATCTACAGTTAAAGGAGTGAAACTATCTCCACCTACGGTTTCTGTTCTTATAATAGAGCCTGCTGCATCTAAGTATGTTACCTCTGTAGCTCCTTCTTCTCCTGTCAGTAATGGTATATATAAGCCAAACTCTTCTGTTTCTGCTGAAGAAGTGGAAACATTGTCTGCGGTTATAAAAGTATTATCTGCTCTATAAAGCGTGCTATCAGCGGTTACTGCAATAGAAGATATTGATTTAGGACAATTATGAAATATGTTAGTATTGCTTATAAGTACATCATTACTTAATTGAGGATTTACTCCATCCTCAAAATAACCATAACCATTAAAAGCTATTGCAGAACCTACTAATGTTTCATCTGTAGTTGTATCATCATAAGCTCTAATCATTTTCCATTCAACCCAAGCAGATTGTTGAATATCAGTATAACTTCCTGTAAATAATACCTCTGTATAATCCCTTACAAGCTCACCTATCTCAAAGAATATTATATCTTCAGACGACTTCTTTTCCTTATATATAATATAATCAGGTTTTGTTTCATCTCTGTTTCCAAAGTCCCCTGTATATATCCAAAGATTTAATGTTGCGTTTACTATATTTGCCATTTTATTTTTTTATGATATTAAGTCGGATAAATCTAATGGACAACAAGCTGTGTAATCAAAAGATAATGTAAAGCTTACACCTGAAGGAGAAAGTCCATAATCCATATCGGCAACAACGCAAGGTGAGCTTAATTCATCTCCATCTACTAAGTAATTTCTGACGCTTATTGTTCCTTTATTTCCTGCTCCATTGTTTTGAGCATTTCTCATCTCTAAAATGTTAGTGCCATAAACAAGGAATGAAGGGTCAAATCTATATGTGTCCATCAATCCTAATGGACAAGCAAAATCTCCTGATATTACATTTGCGTTTACATTTGTTGTAGCTATAAATATTCCTCCAACCTGTGCATTTTGATTTAAGTCCAAATAACCTATATAGTTATTGTTTAAGTATATGTCAAAGTTATCATCTTTATATGAGTTCTCATTACAGACTTGGAATACTAAAGCTCTATCAGGACAAGTAGGTGCAGCAGAAGGAGATTCATCAGGGCAAGTAAATGTTAGGTTTAAAGTATCATTTACAAGTGGACTTTGAACAGTTATTGTTGCTGTTAATGGGTCTGTAGTTGATTTTGGCAATGTTAAGCTACCTGATTTTGTTGATGTTGAGCCTGTGTTTATATCTGAAGGGTCAATACCCGCTTCAATTAATTTATCATCGTAAGCATCTAAACCTACATAACCTGTACTTACTAAAGCACCATCATAAGCTAATGTTATTTTAACGGGTATATTACCACCCGAGTAGTCTATTACAATATCACCTGTATCACCTGTCATTACGAAAACATATACTCTCTTACCTATAAATGCGTCAGAAATTTTTATATCACCACATTCAGCACCAATGTACTCTATTGGTAAAACAGGGGATGGTACTGGAGCATCAGATGATGTTATGTAGTAGGGGCTTCTTGAATGTATTCTTTTAATTGCCATTATTCTGTTTTTATACCTTTATCTAATTCTTTTTTAAGATCTTGCTCATATGCTTTAAGTATTGTTAATACCCCAGGGCCTCCATACTGTTCAGCTACTATGTTTAAATAATTAGTCCCTTTATATCCAAATCTCTTTATTGTTCCTCTTTCTCCTATGAACTTAGCAATTGAACTTGCAGCTTCTTTATAATCCTTAGCCTTTGTTCCTCTATTGGGCTTTATGCCCTTTGCCTTCATCCATTCTATTATAGGTCTAACACCTGGGTTTCTCTTCCCAGGCTTCCTACCTTCGTCTATAATCTTAGCATACTTAGCTGCTAATATCTCAAGACCAAGTATGTTGGTGTCAAAGCCAGTCATTTTATATCTAAAACTGTCTTTTAACTTACCAGTAGCAACAGTCTCATCAGCTTCTAAACGCTCCTTGTATTTTGATACAAGTAACTTCCCAAGCCTCAACATAGCTTTTTTGGTTAATTCATAATTCATTAGCAGATGCTTATTCCATTAGGCATACTAATATTAATATTAACTCCCCAACCAGCCAATTCATTCTCAAATCTATCCTTAAATGGCGTGGCTGAAGGTGCATCAAGCAACTGAAGCCTTTCACTAAACATATCACCCCTTCTAAGCTGCTCAATTACATCATTAACAACTTGCAACTGACTATTATAAACGTCTTGTAAGTTATCATTGCCATTTATTACATCCTTAGTAGGAGCATCTTTATTATAATCTACTAAATCAATAGCAAGTAATTGAATAGTAAAATTCATTACTGGGCCATCAAATGTAACATTTGTGATATTTAAGTGGCTTAATGGAAATATAGTGGTCTTGTTTAGGTCTACTTCAGTAATATCCCCATAACTAACAGTAAACACATTAGGATTCGTCCTAAGACGATCCTTCAACTTGTCTACTATGTCATATACTTGTGTCATTATGTATTTTTATTATAAGATTGTTTTATCATCTTCGCTTCTATATCATTTTTCTCTTTCTCAAAACTAAGCCACATTAAGCAGGTGTGTAATGAAATCTTGGTGACTGACTCAAGTTTGTGGACATCGCCTCCAGCAAGTCCATATATTGATTGATACCACCCCCATTTTCTCCCAAAGCCTCCCGAAAGGCTGTAGTCCCCTTCTTCTGCTCCTCCTCCAGTAAAGAGTTCATCGTATATCTTGACAATTTGCTCCCTAAACGATAAAAAAAAACCAAAGCTCCTAAAGCAGCATTAACAGGAGCATCCTTCATCACATCTGCCCATCTCTCTGAGCCTTCATAAGGCTCTATCTCGTATAGGTGTTTTTTGCCTCCTATTATAGGTCTATACATAACAGCCATAGCCTTATGCATATTATCCCAATCAGTAATATAAGACTCTAAGTCAATGTACTCACCAAAGGACATCTTATCAAGGTTCGGTATAAAACCGAACTCTACAGTCACACCATCAGAACCAGTCATCTTAAACCTCTGGACTAAGTCTGTCTTTTCCTCAAAGCAAGCACTAAGCTGTTTAAGAACAGATTCAAAAGCGTTAACGGGTAAATTGTAACTATCCTTTAGTGACAAACCACAGAATATCTCAAGTGCCTTAAGATTCAAGAACTCATTGTTCTTGTCTCCTTCATCTACTCCTTTAGCAACAGATAAATACTTCTGATACTGATGCAACTTAATTGCACTTAAGTCTTGTGGTATGCTTACTTCTAATTCTACTACTGCCATATAATTTACATATAGTATGATAACTGATTTGTATGCTTTTTGTTTTTATCTATAATTTTTGTATATTGCAGTATGAAAACTTGTACGAAATGCAATATAGCAAAGCCATATAGTGGTTTTTACAAAACCAAGAGATCTAATGATGGTTGTCACGCAAGATGTAAGGAATGTCAAAAGCAATATAAAGCAGAAAACAAGCACAAGTGGATAGAATACAGGGATAAAAACAAACAAAAAAGCATAGAATATAGAAAAACCAGAAGGGATATAAAGAAAGAGTATGATAGTAAATATAGGCAAGAGAATAGGGAAAGATTAAATAAAACAAAAAGAGAGTATAGAAGAAAGAAAAGGGTAGAAAATCCATTATTCAGACTAAAGGGAAGAATTAGATCAAGGTTGCTTTGTGCTATTAAAAATAAAAACTATGATAAGAAACACTCTACAATAGATTATTTAGGGTGTTCATATGAATCGTATAAAGACTATCTACAAAATAAATTCAAAGAAGGTATGTCCTGGGACAATCACGGAGAATGGCATATAGATCACATAATTCCTTTAGCATCTGCTAATACAGAAAAAGAGCTAATAAAGCTCTTCCATTACAAAAACACTCAGCCGCTATGGGCTTCAGAGAATCAAAGCAAGGGAAGTAAGATGCTATAAAGAAAACTTATAGTAAACATCTAAACCATAAGAAAATAATATAGTAAATAACCCAAAATAGCAAAACAGTTTAGGTACTTTTTAGTTATCTTAGTATAACAGTTGAAGATCTGTATAAGCTTCTACACTTTAGGCACACCACCTATTGGATCGTGTACCCTAAGTCTGCTTAAGAATTGCATTACTGACTCTTTCATAACCTTTGTAGCACCCCAGTAATATTCAACTTAACCAGCATATCATTTATTTATTCTAAGGTTATAGGGGGTGCATATCTCCATCATATATATGTTAAGGCAAGCCTTTAGGGCTTGCTACTGTCTGCAAGTACAAACCCAATTTCTATAAAATTTCCTAACCCACCTAACCGATTTAAAG